CATATAGATATGGTTCACTGCAACCATAGGAATATCATACTTAACTAGATATGGAGTAATCATTCTAAAGATAGATTTCATTTGACGAGCTCTACTCATATCTTGAGTTGATTTACCATCAATAGCATCATCCATTTCTTTCTTTGATGACATATTACCAAGTGAATCTATAATGAATATAACTTTATCACCGCGTTTAATTTCTTGTAATTGGTGCATTACATCAAATTTGAACTCTTCCATATTCATAATGGGTGTATGTACTACGCGTTCTTTATCAATGCCAAGAGAATCGAAATAAGATTCAGGTGTACCAAACTCACAATCATAGAATACTAGTACAGATTCTGGATACTTATCCATATATGACTTAGCAAGGATCAAAGAGAATAATGACTTGAAATGCTTACTTGGTCCACAGAATAATGTAAGACCTGGAGTTAATCCACCATCAATTCTACCGGATAACGCAATATTGAGAGCTGGAATTGGGGTTGTTACCATATCTTTCTTAGTAAAGAACTTTGAAGATGATAATATTGAAGAATCTTTAATCGTACTATTCTTTTTAATTCGTTCTAATAATGCACTCATTAATTACCTCATTTGTTAATTTATTCAACTATTATATTATAAATTATGAATATTGTAAACTATTATTATGGATTATTTTTAGAATGCGGTACATCGAATACAAAGGTAATTCTTATACAATCACCTAAGTTTTCTGTTCCATGTTCTAACTTATTATTAAACCAAAGTAATGTTCCAGGTTCTACAATAACAGACTCATCTCCTACTGAATATCGATAAGTTCCTTGAATTGATAAATGATACCTATCTCTTGTAAGATAATAATCTCCAATATCAATATGTTTGCCTACAATACCTCCAATAGGTAAAGATAGAAATCCACATCGACTATGGGATTTAAAATGTCGTTTCAAAAATCCTACAATTTCAGTATGTCTTTTATATGCAGGAGTCTCTATACAGATATCTGTATCGCCAACATATTGATCAAGGTTTTCTACTCCGCCCATTACTAATTGAAGTACTCCTGCTTGAATTTCTGGAAAACCTCTATCAAGCATAGACATTGATCCTTCTAACGTCTTTTGAGCACCCCAATCATTTGGGTATTTTTCTAATTGTTTTAATATCTTTGAGACATTAATTCCAGTTTTGATTATTCTAATATTATCCAAAGAAGTCATCCAAGTTTGCCGAGTTATTTAATTTCCAACCAATAGGTTCAAGCATAATTTGCAAAGGGTTTATAAATACTTTTTCAAATTGTGTATCATAATCAATATATTTTTCTAATCCAAATTCTTCCGGTATTTTATCTTTGATGGATATTACATTTTGATTAATGGGATTTGGAGTTCTCAAGAATACTACTTTAACTTTATCACTATCAAGTATTTTTTCATACGTCTTTGATAGTTTATATTTGTCTATTAAATGATTATACCAAAGAGCTCCGCGTACATGCATGGGAGTACCTTTAGCAAATACATTAGTCTTATCACTAAACTTCTTAAGACCATTAATACCTGAAGGTCGACCGATACTTGCTGAGGCAAGAGATTCAAATTCAATTTTAAAGTCATTGACATACTTATTGATTTGATCTTGATCACCATCCAATATAATATTCAATGAGTCTTTTAGTTTTTTCCTACATACCTGAGGTGTAGAAGACTTAACTAGTTCTAAACCGGTTACTTTTAGTTTAGGTTCTGCATATTGAACACCTTCAGAATTATACACTCGAAGAAAGTATCTTTTCTTGGCTACAAATACACCTACATCGGCTAGTACTTCACGCTTCATTTTCATTTTCTGTTCATAGGCATTCATATAGTCTGCCATTTTTATATATGAACGATCAATTAATGGTTCAACTATTTTAGCACAAAATGTATCCATGAATGCTATCTTTTGATCGACAGATTTATCTTTACATACAGATTCTACAACTGCTTCTAAAGTTACATAATTAGAATCTGTATCACCGGCAATAACATATTGGATATCTTCAGTTTTATTTGCTTTATTAAAGTACTCATCCAACATAATAGCATTCCATCTATTGGATAACTGACCTGATAACGTAATACTTTCTGCCATTCTTAAGTCATAATACCTGAACCATGAATTACCTATTGCGCCATACACACTGTTCAATGCTTCTTTTACTGCTAATTGCATAGCATTAGAGGAACTTTGAGCATTCTGATATTCTTTATTGTACTTATCAGATTCAAGTAACTGCTCATACTTAAGCATTTCATTTTTATAATTACTACGGTCGGCATATACCTCTTCCATAATTTCAGGTAGGAAGCCACGAACATCTCGACGATAACACCAACCATTTGCAGTTAGAGATAAATTCTGCTCTTTAATATAGAAATTATCAAATGACTTTGATAATAGTTCATCTACAGTACAAGGGATTCTAGTATCAGTAAGAGTCTCAGGACTAATATTGTATTGCATAATCAAATGTGGATATAGAGATGCCAAATCGAATGATGCAATGTACTTATGCTTACCTACTACTGGAACTTGAACATATGCACCTTCATACTTACCAGTTTTGATTGAATTCTTCTTTGGTGGTATAACAATGTTCTTATTCTTTAATCGATTATAAATGATTGAGTCCCACATATTTACTGGTCCATACACTTCATCTAGATTGATTTTAGAATAATATGCAAGTGATACCGCAATCTGAATCAGTTTAAGTTTTTCATCTAACTTATCGACAAGTCTAACGTCATGTCTATTATAGTCTACAAATAAAGACCAATCTTTTGTATAAAAGTCTTTGAATGAATTATAAGGATTTTCAAGTTTCTTTTCACCAAGAACTGTATTGGCAACAGTATCAAGTTTCATATCATCTACTTGAATTTTACCAAACTTAGCAAATAGTTCTTTATAATCGAGCATGGCAATGCCTTCGATATTATAACCGATCTTCTCATTACCATTCTGATCTTTATACAATCGTTCACGAACGCGACCCCAAGGAGATAGTTTATTAATGATTTGATCATCTATAACTCTTGACATTCTACGAATTAGATATGGAAAATCATATCCATTTGTATTCCAACCAGTTACAATATCAGGATAGTTTAGAGTCCAATGAGTCATGAACTCACGTAATAAATGTGCTTCACTTTGGCATTTAATATATGGACCATCATCATTTACCTTGTCATAAGGTCTTGTACCAAAGGTTACGATATCAGTCGAATTTCTATTCTTTACTGATATAAGTGTGATCTCTTCTACAGGATCTTTAATCACCTCATCAATACTTAGACCGTGTTCAGTAGTAGTCTCAATATCAATAGTTGTGATATTCATTACTGATTGGTCATATTCTATTTCACCTGGATAATATTCAGATATGAATTGCTTTGTGAAGTCTTGCATCCCATATATTTTGAAGTTCTCTACTTCACCATAACTTTTGATAAACTCTTTAGTGTCATGGATACTACCAGGTTGGATTTCACCTACATATTCATTAGTAAGAGTCTTCCATTTGGTTGGAGTCTTGGATGAGACAAATAAGGTAGGTTTGAAGTCAACCTTGGTATGGATTCGTTTGCCATCTTCATAACCTCGAAGTAAGATGTTATTAGATACTTGTAGTACACTTGTATAGAATTTAGACATGTTTTCCCTTAATCAACATCATTACGTCATAGCAGATATCATGGACTGGATGGTGCTTGATTACTTTATCTTTACTAAAGTCTTCAACTTCACAATATCCATTGGATGAACCATACATAATATCAATTGCAGTTCTAAGATCTCTATAGTTATTATATCTCATAATTGGTTCGGTGGATACTGCTTTAGATAAACTATCAAACATTGGTTGGTCCATTGATCCTCTAACCCAGATGGTTTGATTGTCTGGATTTGGGAACATGTTAATATAGTCTTTTACTTTTTGAATAGCTTCTTCAGCTTTTAGGTCGTCGGGTTTTGGATGCAGACTAATATCTTGGAGATATTTGTGTTGCTTAGACCACCATTCTAGAGTACCTTTGTCCATTACTCTATTAAGGCGTTTGACTTGATCTTTGACATCAAGTTTTAGGAACAAAGTTCTGTTCAATAGTTTATCATAATCCAATTCTTCGGCTGGATCAAAATAAACTATAGCAACAGATAATACGACAGAGTTGGATTCAACTCCCAAACTTTCTAAATCAAATGAAAACATTTCACCTCCAATTTATATAGATCTATAGTATCATATAATCTATAAAATGTAAACCATTATAAAAATAATATTTAAGAATGTGTTGGAACGTATAATCTACACACCATACTTTGGAATAGTTCAAATGCTTCCTTTGGTGTTGCTCCACTTCCTTGGCAATGGAATGAACCAAATTCGCAATACCATAATCCATTTTTATAGTAAAATTTATGTCGCATTATTATAAGGTATTAATATTAAACATTATTTATTTAATTTTAATAGAACTATCAGCAATTTCTTTATCATTTCTTACTTCAAGAAAGATAGGAAGAAACAAAGATTCTTCACCTTGTACATTCTTGATTCTAGCATTATACTTTACAGATATGATTTTGCCATAATAATCTGATGGAGGAGCATTTCTTTGTTCATCAGTAAATCCAGAACCAACATATACCTTCAATAAACCATCGGCAGATTCACAGCATAATGAACCTATCATATCAGCATATTTACCAGTACCACCTATTACAGAAACTACTTTCAAATCACAATCCAATTCTGCTTTGAACTTGATTTGACCTTTGGATCTTTTGTTTTCCCATAATGAATTAGGATCTTTAAGAATGATGCCTTCTTGATTTTCATCAAGATAGTTTTGAAATATTCTTTGAGTTTGTTCTAAAGAATCTACCTCAAAAGTTTCTACTAAATCAAGTTTCCTTAATTTAAATTTACTTAATTTATAAATAAGATTTTTTAATTGCCTAAATCTATAACTGTAAGGTTGGTCACATTTACCAGCAATGAAATCTTGATATGGAATTTGATCCCAAAGAGTAGCAAATACTCTATCTGCTTCTTCTTTTGATATAGTTCCCTTTACTGCTTTGTTTAGAATACCATTACCAGTTTGACGATCACATATCTTACCGTTTGAATCTGTTTCAACTGTATCATATACCAGAAGTTCACCATCAAACACAGTGTCTTTATGATCTGCTAATTCGATAAATTCTTCTTCAAGACTACCTAGTAATGAAATCTCTTTACCACTTCTAGAACGAAATTCAACCGTACCATAAAAATCATCATCGAATTTAACTATGGCATTAAACCTCATACCATCTTCTTTCTTTTGAACTATGGCAGGGAATGTAATCTTATCAACTAATTTCTGCTCGAAAGGAGAACATAACATACAAGGGAACTCTGGTATTAGATTCTTCCAGACTTTATTGACGGTAGAGGTAGAAACACCGCACTTCAGATCTTTTTGGATAATTCTCTCGACGACCTTGGCGTTGCTCTCGGATACATTCTCAAGGACGAATACGAGGTGAGAAATAGCATTGTTGCCAGTGATCTTGCGAGATGCTAACTGTTCAACCAATTCTTGGATAGCCCAATCGAGGTTGTCGTCGCTCAGGAGAAATGTGCTTGGAGTGTACGATGGGATCTTGCGTTGGTAGAACTGAGTGAATGGATCGTTAGCAAGACGACATACCTCTTTCAGAAGATCGTTATCCTTGTGCTTGGTAAGCAAATCGATCTTGAAGTTTCTAGAGTTGTTCGATTCGAGTTCTTGTAGTATTTCTAGTATCATTATGTATGTTTCTCTCAATAATTAATTTATGGGTCTATTATATACTGTTTTCTGGGAATGTAAACGTTTATATTAAATTAATATCAATTGTTTCACCAACTCTGAAGATTCTAACTTTATACTTCATTTCAAAAAATCGTTTTTCATCTCTAGTCAAAACTGCATTATAACCTTGAGCGCATTTCTTAGCATCTTCTTTCTTGTCGAAAGATTTTACCATAGTAGTACCTTCTTCGCCATTTGCACCATTAAAACTATAAACACCATATTTAAACATAATTAAACCTCTTTGTAGTAAGAAGGGTCGTCAAAAACGACTTCATTGATAATCCAAGCAATGATAGAATCTCTATCAGTTGGATCAATATGACGAGGGCGAACCCCATTAACATCTTTGAACCAGTCAGAGAATACTCCGAAAAGGTCTTCGATTGGCATTGCTTTGTATTTTTCTACGATTTTATTGCTCATTATATATAATTCCTCAATAATTTAAATGTTATCCAATGCAAGGATAACTGTTGGGATGATTAACTGAAACATAACTGGTATGCTTAGTAGTAAATCTGTTACGGGTTTTAATATTTCTTTATTCATAATATAGTATCTCAATTAATTAGTTTATGGATCTATTATATCATACTTTCTGGAAATGTAAACGTTTATTTTCAATTATTTCATTAATTTTATTGATCCATCCTGACTAACAAAATATGCTTCAAATTTTATCTTCGGGAATAGTTTTTTTAATTCAAGGAACTTAGTCAAATTAGTTATTGCGTCGTCGAATAGACTTACTCGGTCAAATTGACCTGTCTTTAGATAGTTGTGTATGATTACAAACTTTTTATCGGCAGCTGCAGCAATATCAATTATATTACCCGCGCGTTCTACACGAACATCATCAATATTGAATTTATATTTTCTGAATGTATTTAGGAAAACTTCTTTATTATCGAAGTTTGCTCTTGCAGTAACAACTATGACTTTACTAAGTGGATTTTTAACTGAATGTGATAAGATTGCTTTTGCTCTATCAAACATTCTTGAGATGGGTTTAGATTCTTTATTAAACTTTTTAGCATCTTTGAATTCTCCAAAATCAAAAGATTCGCCTTTTTTTAATATGTATGTATTAAATTCTTGATTAGATAGTTTTTTTAGAACTTTGCCATCTTTAATTAATGCAATTTGCGCAGTTGTATGAAATAGTGTATCGTCTATATCAAATATACTAAGTCTACCCAATTTATTGTCTTCTGATAAAAACTTTTTAAATGATTCCATTCTCTTTACTTCTTTTATTAACATTTACTTTATTTATCTTTTAACCTCTAGCAAATTTATTTGAAAATGCATTTTGTTCAGATATCATTTCTGCTTCAAAAACGATACGGTTCATTTCTCTATCATCTTCCTCTGCTTGTTCCTTTGCTTGAAGCAATGCTTTATCATTCATTCTAATAGCTTTTGCTGCATCAATTCTTGCTTTTTGTAAAGCTATTTCAAGAAGTTGATTAGCATATTTGCATATACGGGGAGTACCTTTAGCATTTGGTTTTTTCCAATAAGCTAATTGCTTTTCAGACAATTTACCCCATTTCTCAAAATAAGTTGCCATTGAAGTACCCATATGAGCATCTGCAGGAGTAAAACCACGACCATTTGCATTAATGGTTCCTAACAAAGTTTTCTCATCTTCAGTTTGTCTTTCGTTGATAACCACTAAAGCACGGCATATAGCTTTATCATTAGTAGTTAAAAGTTTAATAATATCGTTTTTGTTCATTTTATTCCTCACTTTCCTAAATTAAATTTTTCTTCAAATTCAACCATTGATAAACTATCAAATGCAGTTCTTAAAATATTAATGTTATATTTAGATTTTAAAGAATCCATATCTGATTTATCATATTTTTTCCAGAACATTTGTCTAGCAGATTGTTCTTTTTTTACAGCTTTAGTTTTCTTTTCTCTTAAAACTTTAATATGTTGTATTGCATTGCATTCAGATGATTCAATAAATTCTGCAAGAGTTTCAACTGAATAGAATATTTGAGCAATTTCTTCTTTTGGATTTGAAGAATATTTACGAATACCAATAGGACGATAGTTAGCATGTCCTGCGGCAGCATTAGCATAATCTAAAAGTTCTTCTGAAAGAACTAAGTTTATAGCATCTTCACCGGGTATGTACAAAGTAGGATTTGATTCTACTTTTGCATGGTAATGATTGTATAATTCTTTTACTGCATTTAAATCTAACATAATATATAATTCCTCATTTATTTAATTTATGAGTCTATTATATCATACTTTATAGGAATGTAAACGTTTTATTTTGGAAATAGACTATTTCTTTTAAAGAAACAATCAACGCGAAGCCTTTATGTATTCTAATTGAGTGTTCAAATACTCTTCGTAATCATCTAATAATTTAACTGATTTGATTTTACTATACATCTTTTCAAAATCACCTTGTCCATCTCCATGATAAAAGTATATAGGTTCACCATCAGATGTGGTATTAACAACACTAATTTCATTTATAAAGTTTTCAATCATTAAAAGGCCTCAAGTAAAAGTAAATAAATTATAAATAGGATATATATATTTAATGGATTAATTATATGGATATCGGATTTCCAAACCTTGACTTCTTCAGTCTTGTCCAACAATGTGGATTCCCTATAGCACTAGCAGTGGTATGTGGATGGTTCATAATGCAAGCAATTTCATTAGTGCTTGGATCAGTAATAAAATCAATCAAAAAAATTATAGGACTCATTAAGTCGATGGACGGCAGAGTGCGTCAAATGAATGTTGATATATTGGAATTAGATATATTAGTATCTAATTCACTTGATGTTGATTCACTTCCGTTAAAAGTTCATCATGAAGTTGCAGCAATAATGAATAATAACGGGGCTCCTCCTGTTACGCTTACACCAAAGAAACAATCAACTATAATGAAAAAGATTTCTGATACTGTTGAAAAAGCTCAAGAAGTAGTTGATGATGCTACTAAAATAGTTGAGAAAGTAGGAAAACTTAAGAAATGAATCCAGAATATATTAAATTCTTTTCTGACACATTAACTCCAATACTTGGTAGTTGTGTACTTGGAGCATTCATATTTACAGCATTAAAATTTGTTTTGGGCGATGTTATTACTTCAGTTAAAACATTAGCAAGTATTGTAATGGCTTTAGAGAATAGAGTTAAAACTTGTTCACATGAATTAATTAAAATTGATGTAACTATATCATCAGTATTAGGACTTAGACCAGATTTGGATAGAATATCCAGAATGGATGGCAAAAATGATGCTAGGAGAGACTAATGGACATAACACAAATTGCAGAACTTATAAACAAATATGGTTTTCCAATCATAGCTGCAGGTTATATGTTACGCATGGTAAAGTATGTATGGTCATTTACCATTGAAGAAATTAATCCTGTATTAGGTGAAGCATCAAAAGAATTAATCACTTTGATTGATAGAATACGATTACTTGATAATGATTTACTTAGACTCACAGCAAAACTAAACACTGTGTTACAAATGCGGGAGAATGCACATAAGCAAAAGGATATCGAATGAGAATTCTAATATTATTTTTATTATCAAGTAATGTATTAGCAGAACAAACTTTTTCATTTAAATCACCTGCATTTAGTGGTATAGGATATTCTTCACATGTTCAAACAATAGAGAATACTGAAACTACTAGAAAACAAGCATTAGAGGCACAGAAATTACAAGATGCCAAGGATGCTGCAGCATTAGTTAAGAACACGAATCTTTCGAAATTTCTGAATAACTTTGAGAGTCGTGTTTATGCACAACTGTCAACTCAATTGATTAATAACTTATTTGGTGAAAATCCAAAGAATAGTGGAACAGTTCAGATTGAAGGTAATACTATAACATATACCAAGACAGCTGACCAAATATCAATGACTATTACTGGTGCAGATGGTAATGTAACACAAGTAATAATACCGGTCGGTAGTTTTACATTCTAATGCGTATTATATTATTGTGCATATTATTAACTGGATGTTCTGGTGGTATATTAACTCCGTTTAATGTATTCACTAATGAACCTGAAGTATTGGCATTTAAGGAAAAAAGAGAAATAATCTTACCTCCTCCTAAAGACGGTAAGGTAGTTGTTGCTGTATATTCATTTTTGGATAAGACTGGTCAACGAAAAGATTCTGCTACTATAGCAAAATTATCATCCGCTGTAACACAAGGTGGTGAATCTATATTATTAAAATCATTGGAAGATGCTGGGGAAGGTAATTGGTTTAGAGTTGTAGAACGAGTAGGGCTAGATAATTTATTAAAAGAAAGACAATTGATTAGGTCTGCTCGTGATGAAGCACAAGATGATAAACAAATAGGTTCGATTCTTTATGCTGGTATGATAATTGAAGGATCAATAGTATCATATGATACTAATATTAGAACTGGTGGTATTGGTCTTCGTTATATGGGAATTGGACCAGATACACAATATCAGGAAGATATGGTAACTGTTTCATTAAGGGCAATTAGTACACAAACTGGTGAAGTATTACTCACTATTAATGTACAAAAGACGATCTTAAGTTATACGGTTGGTGTTGCTGTATTTAAGTTTTTTGATATGGGAACACAATCATTTGAAAATGAAGTTGGTGCTACTAAAACTGAGGCAGGAATATATGCATTGAAAGCAGCATTAGATTTAGCAGTAGAAGAATTAATTATTAAAGGTGAAAGAAAAAGATTATGGAAATTTTCATCCACTTTTAGGAATAATTAAATGAACATCATAAGAAATATATTATTGTTTGTTATGCTTACAATAATAAACCAATCATCAATTGGAGACAGTGGCGGTAATTCTGTTTATATTGATCAAACTAATGCTGATAATTCTACTGTAAATATTACACAAACAGGAGCAAATAATACTGTAGGTGACCCAGATTCTATTGGTTCACCGTCTTTTCAAATAGAAGGCAACTCTATGTTGTTTGATATTATACAAGATGGTATGAATAATGCTATAACAGGTAATCTAATTGGCGGCGGAGCAACTGCTGATATTACTCAAACTGGTAATAGCAACTCTACCGATTTAAATATGGGTAATATGGGTACTGGTTCAGGTACTTTAAGTTTGAACTTCACTGGTAGTAATAACACATCAGTATTGAATATTGGTGTATTACATGATTCTGGAAACTATTCATATCTTTCAAACATTACAGGTAGTAATAACACTTTAACGAGCACTATTAATAGTAAATATACTGAGAATAATTTTATTGTAACGGGGTCAGGTAATGCAATCACAACTACTCAAACTGGGGCTAATGGTACTAATCTTATTGCTGGTAATAATATCGCCATATCCAATATTGGAAGCAATAATACCATAGGGATTAGTCAAGATGGAACAACAAATCCAAATTCGGCCATTGTCAATCTTACTGGTTCTGATGCTACTGTTAATATCACGCAACATTAATGCTGGTATTGGTACAGTAATAAATCATAAAGGCAATGCTTCTATTACACGTGATAAGACAGTAATAGAATCAAAGAAAGATGTTAGTATAGAATCATTAGATATAGTTGAAACAGGTAAAGGTGAAGTAGGTATATCTTTTGATGATGATACACAAGTAAAAGTAACAGATAATAGTAAGTTGGTGATAGATGATTTCGTCTATGATCCTAATAACAAGTCTGTCGGTAAGTTGGCATTGAAATGTGCTATTGGTACTGTACGATACGCCTCTGGTAATATTGCACATGCTAATAATAAGAATGTGGCTATTAATACACCTACAGCAACTATAGCGGTTCGAGGTACAGCATTCACTATGACAGTTGATGAAATTGGTCAGTCAATGGTTATATTGTTACCTAACTTAGATGGTTCAGTAGGTGAAATTGAAGTTAGAACCGCGGTAGGTTCTGTTGTATTGAATCAAGCTTTTCAAGCAACAGTAACTACTTCAAATGAAATTAAACCTATGAAGCCGGTGGTGTTATTAATAAATGAATCTGCTATCACTAATTTTATGATAGTTGCTCCACCGAAGGAAATAGCTCAAAAAATGATTGAGGATAATAAATCTGGTTCATCACTAGATTTTAATGGATTAGATAAAGATGCTTTATCTGTAAGAGTATTCATTGATCCATATGCAAAGTTTAATGAATTAAATGTTGATGCTTTATTAATAGAATATTTGACAAATGGATTAGAAGATGCTTTTGCGGTAAGTACATTTGCTCCTGGATATAATTCACAGAATCAAGTTTACATATTTGATAAACAGACTAATTGGATGATACAAAGATCAGTGAAACAGAGTGCTACATTATTAATCAACAAAGACCGAGGTTACAATATAACACTTGTACAGGATGGAACAACAGTAAAATTGCAAAGTGCAGATACAACCACTAATAAAATTTTTATTAAACAAGGAGCAAATTAATATGGCAGATATAGTAGTGAGAAAACCTAGAAAACCAGTAATTAAAAAGGAAATTGAACCAATGATTGATTTAGCAAAAGAACCTACACCAGTCACACCTGTAGCAAAAGAAGATTTTATGACTTCTAAATGGCGACCAATGATGGCTATTAGTTATATGGCAATTTGTCTATTTGACTTTATGGTCGGTCCAATTCTATATAATGTACTTCAATATATGAATCCTGGACAACATTTAGAAATGTGGCAAGCAGTTACTTTACAGGGCGGCGGATTATATCATCTATCCATGGGTGCTATTATCGGTATTACTGCTTTTGGTAGAACTAAAGAAAAAATGGCTGAAGTTAAAGAATAATGTATTAAATATGATACATAGTGTACATAATAAGTCTTTATGTACACTATGTGATACATTTACCTATTCAAAATATAACAAGTAACTTCAAATCCTAATCTGATATCTTTATAAGTCGGGGTTTTCCACTTCATCTTCTTTTCCTAATTTATACATAAAGTCTAAGAATTCTTCAAATGTTAGACCTCCTGGCATTGTATAGAATGTACATTCTATAGATTCTTTCATTCTTTCTAAATCGAACTGAGCTTCCATTATTCTCTTAATTTAGTCCAAGGTTTATCGTTACCTGCCCAATCTTGTACCTCGCTACTCCATCCCATCAACTTGTTATAAGTTGGATATAACCAACCCCAATCAAGATAAGACATTGGATAACTAACCCAATCTCCAAGTAGAAATAATATCTCACTTACAATTCTTCCAAATACTTTTTTCATAATATCCTACTTGCTTGTTGCGACAAATGTACCTTTCCAGTTCTTAGGGAAAGATGGATCACTCATATATCCATGAATTCTTTTACGCATCATATCATAATAGTAATCTAATTCACCATTGAATGAACCTTTCAAATCCATACAATGTGTAATGGCGTATGCCCATTCTTGTTTGCAATAATGTTTGAACATTTTCTTATGAATCGTTCTAGCGTTTGCAAATTCTAATCTATTATATCTGTCTGGTTGTAATACTGTATAGATATCCAATCCAATTGTCTTACCTTTTACTGCAATGTTGTCTAACTTAATAACGAAATAATCATCTTTAACAAGTTTAGCAGTTTCTGGTCCAATGATTAATAATACACCATAAGACTTAGTTTGTCCTTCTAATCTAGCAGCAGTAGATACTGAGTCGCCTAATACATCATATCCAAATCTAGATTTAGAACCAATGTTACCTATAAGAGTTTGACCAGTATTAACACCAGCACCCATACCAATAATTGGTTTACCTTGTGCTACTAGAGTTTCATTGAATCCATCAACAGAAGCAATCATTTCTAAGGCTGTTTTAACAGCATTCTTTGCATGATTGATATCATCTAAAGGTGCACCGTGAACGTGAAGACTAGCATCTCCAATAAACTTGATAAGACAACCATCATTCTTTAATACTGGTTCTGATATAGCAGTCATATAATCATTCATAATAGAAGTTAATCCTTCTACATCATCACCATAAGATTCACCTAGAGTGGTAAAACCTCTGAGGTCGGTCATAACAATAGATAATTCTTTACGTTCACCACCAAGTTTAATCAGTTCTGGATTCTTTTGTAATCTTTCAACCATTACTGGAGAAACATAAGAACCAAATTGTTTTTTAATTTGGAGTTTCTGACCTAATTCAGTTAAGAATTTGACCGTATAAGTGTGACCATAAACTGCGACAATTGCGAATACAGGTACTGTAATATCGAAAAGATAATATAGGTTGGTATATAGATAATTAGAAATAGGATAAAGAGAGATAATGATGCTACAAAATATAAGAATTCCATATTTCCACCGTGCTATTAAAATTGATATGATACTTAATACCAATACAGTAAGTAACTCTGCACCAGTGCTCCAATCGGGTCTTGATATATTTATACCTTTAGTAAGTGTGTCTAAAATTGCTGCTTGAACATGATGTGGAAAGACTGATCCAGCAGAAGTTGCAACGGGGTTATTGAGCCCTCTTCCAGTGAGTCCAACAATGACGATTGCTCCACTAAAGGACTCTGGGAGTTTGCTTGATGAATATTCACTAATGGTATTTGGTTTAATCCAAATGCGACCGAGGGAGTCTGTATTGATTCTTCCGAACTTTGGTATTCTGACTGCTTCGATTGATCCATTGTTGACTTTGACTTGAAATGATGGATCTCCTGATGCCACACGCAAGGTTTCGAGACTGATACTCGGATACAATAATCCTTTGGAACTGACCACCATTGGGATTCTTCGGGTAACGCCATCAATTTCTGGGAGTGTATTAACAACCCCAATACCATTAGCATTATCATTGAAGACTTGTATATTCGGAAGTATGTTTTCATATTTTACTCCTACATCACCAGTACCTATAACAGAAACTCCTGGTCTAAATGGTTTATATGTTTCGGTGAAAGGTTCATTAGTTCCAGTTTGAGGTAGAACAACTGGATATACCTGAAGAACTTGTGTTAATGTATCATCTTGACCAAATCTATCTGCTTCAGGCATAAACAGATTAAAAACAACAAGACCTGCGCCTCGAATATACAACTCCTTAATAAGATTAGCATATTCATTCCGAGGGAATGGGAATTGACCTTTTTCTTTAAGGGATGCGTCATCTATATTTACTATTTTTATATCTGATTGTTGAATATCTTGTGTAAGTAAAGTATCAAAATACCTCAACCTTACTGATTCTACAAAAGATGGGTCAACTACTCTTAACCCTATAATTAAACCTAATGTTACTAACGATAACCATGGAGACAAGAGTAGTTTTTTCATATTATTGGTGTACTGGTATTGAAATGATTGGGTCATCCCTCATTATTGCTTCAAGAACAACAATATCTTTTTTTAATACTTTCAAAGTTGCAGCAAGTTGTTGTTTGTATATTGGTTTTTTACATTTCTGTATAAAATTACACGGCATTGGAGCAAACCCATCAATAATTATTTTAGAATTTAATAATGATGTTTCTGCTATATGTTTATTAAATATTTTAACTTCATCTATAAGATCAATATCACATTCAGGACATATTGCAGTAGGGTTTACTTGTATATCTCCAGCAGCAAACATAGGTATTGAAAATAATAGTATAGATAATAAGAGTAATTTTTTCATCAGATTGCTTTAGCTGCTGTGGCAGCAATAGTAATTGCCGTATCAATAATAAACTTCAATTGAGCTTTAGCATTCAAATCAGAAGCATCCATTGTAATAGACTTTTCTAATTGTAAATCAGATAACAGTTCTTGGTACTCAGAATCAGATATGCTCTTTTCTTCATACATCTTTGTTAATTCAAGTAGCATTGAAGCAATAGTTTCCAGTTCTTCATTTTCTTTAGCATCATAACCATTTAACTGGTTTAAAACTTCATTTATTTTCATCGTGGCTTAGTTCCTAATACAGTTTGAATAGTTTTAGCAGATCGTTCAATAATGCTCATTTTAGTAGTACAATATGTAACGGATGGTTCAGCAGTTTTATATCTATCTGACAATCCTTGAACTTCAAGTAAAAGACTCTTAGACATATTAGTAGCTTCTTCATTATGAGGAATACTCGAAGTATAATTCTTGAACTCAGTTGCAACACTTAAGATACTACTAACATTACGTCTAGTTAATGCTACATCAGGACAATCTGTTTTAGATATTTCTGCCTTTGATCTAACTTTTGTTGCTAGTTGATATTCATTAGCATCAAACCCTGCCATATTATAAGCATCGAGCATTGCACAACCAGATAAGGTTGTAAACATTAAAACCAATATTAATCTTTTCATTTATTCCAATCTTCGTAATTTGCGACAATAGTTTCCAAAGGTTTTAAATCTTTAGGAATTTTAGGTGAAAAATCAATACCAGTTTTAGCCTCTATGTCCTTAACTGATACTACATATTTTGCAATTTGCTTTGGATCTAATTTTTCATTTGGATACCAAAAAGCAATCATACGTTTATTTTCTGGTTGAATAACAATCTTATAAACATGAGTAGGAATACCTACCTTATTACCCATTGTTTTATAACCTTTATCAAAGTGAGTACCTGTTATTGCATACACATCTGATTTGGTTGCCCAAGCTCGGACACGTTCTTCTGTTGACTTCCAAATACCTCGATTATTTCCTGGTGCTTGAGGCATCATATTAGATAAGAAAAAAGATTCAGACATTAACTTAGAGTCAGATACAAAATCTGCTGCCGGAGCCATATGTCCTCTATCCAAACCGGAACCTGTATAATCTTTTAAAGTTACTCTATACTGAGCGGGAACTTCTGTATCTTCTCGAAAATCATCTTTTCTAGAAGCAGATTTAACTGCAATTTCATCTTTAGTAATATGTTCAACTACAAAATAAGCTACTTTAGTCTTATAATCATAATTTATAGCATAATCAGATTTACATATGTATTGATTATTGCCTTCTTTAGTTATTTGAGGAGCACCCCAAATAGCTACTTTAGGACATTTATCATCAATACCATTGGCAAATACATTACTAGATAACAATAGCAATAATAAAAATTTATTCATATTATATCCTAAAACAAATCAGAGAAGAAGTTACCAATTGAATCTAACCAATCATCATCTTTCTCTACTGCTTCGGCATCAGGTATAGCAACTTCAACTAATACAATAGGAGCAATGATTGCAGCAGCCACAGCAGGTGCTACAGCAACAACTGGAACTGGTTTAGAAAATACATCTTCATCAATAGCACTTAATGCGATATCATAATGATGTTGTCTATCTTTCAAACCAATAGTACCACCATTAATTCTTTTAGTTAATGTAGTAAACTCACTAGAATCACAATATTGATTTAGTTTATTAGTTTGCCAGAAGAATGCACCTGAACAAATAGCACCCTCTAATGTTTCACAATATGCAACTGTTTCATCTAATGTTTTACCGATAGACTTTGCAAACTTTGAATAGTTATCTTTACCAGTTAATTGAATACATCCTCGACCTCGGAATTTGAATCCATCACCTGAGGCTTCTGTACCATTACCCATTCTATCTGCATAAACCTTATTAGCAATCTTTTCTGGATTACGATTATAAGGAGCAGCCATTGCAACAGAGATAAATCTTTTTGGCCAAACTTTACAAAGACCATCGGCAGAATAATTCAAGTTTTCTTTCAAGGCAGTAAACTGAGCAGATTCGTGGCCACATTGTGCCAAGAAAGCAGCAACTCTTTTTCTTGTATTAATTTCATACAATGGTAGAACTTTATTAAGAACCTCAAGTAGTGCTTCAGGTTGTTTATTGTTCGGGCATACCTTTTTCAGTTGATCTAATTTTATCATTTATTTTCTCCTTTACACGGGTTATTTGCGTCTTCTTCTATTACTAATAATATACAATCTTCTTCTTCACTAATTATACCTATAGCAAATCTATTAAATCCACATTGAATATAAATCGGTTTTTCAGAATCCCGAACTATTTCATTGAAATCTTTAAGAGATATTTTTATCCTAGGGAGTCGCATAAAGCTCTTAACGGTATCATTGGAATTAATTTATCATTCATCACACTAAATTCTAGATGTTTTTCATAAACAACAAATTCAATCTTTTCCAATACTGTAACACCTATAATAGGAACAGAATCTTTATTAAGTCTTGAGTATATAATTTTACCTTCAGCATATACTTTGCTTGCGACCCAACCTTGAAGTCGTATGTTTACAAATTTAACAGAATCTTCAAGTAACTTTTGATTGCTTAAATTATTAGTATTCATTGTTAATTACTATAAAATTATTTTTGAAGTTGGAACTACAATTGGACTAAATACTCGTTTATATTCAGTTACAAGTGCTTCAGCAGGAGTTGCTTCAATAGCTATTGAATGAAAGTATACTTTAATAGTACCTTGTGCAAAAGGCATCACAGGAGCTATAGCAACTCTTACACCTGATTCTGTTTCTTGAAGGACAATATTGGCAGGATTCTTAATTTCATACCATATATTAGTAATATTAACTACTTCACCAATCATATCTTCCCCAATTTGGGATTTAAAAACTCTTATATCACTCATTATATTCTCGCTTTAGTAAAAAGGAACCTCCCATGGTGCGCTTCACGTCCCTTGTCATCCTAAGATGCTTCTATTATGGGCGTAGAGAGGCGTGGGAGGTATTATTATTTATTCAGTCAATAATTCAACATCATACTTGCCATCACCAATAAGAATCTTTTTCGGTTTCTTATGCTCTGGAATAACATTTTCAAGATAAATGGATAAAATACCATCAATGAATTCCGCATCTTTTACGATTACGGTCTCTGCTAGTTTTATTGTTTTCTTGAATGGTTTTGCACTAATACCTTTATGGAGGTATTCAACTTCATTATCAAATTCACCTTTAGTACCAGCCATAATAAGAACACAATCTTCAACGGTAATTTCTAGTTCTTCCCTGGAAAAACCAGCAACTGCCAATTCAACAACATATTCATTGTCATTGTATTTAATGATATTATGGGGAGGATACTTATTTGATAATTGATAGTCACTTGATACTCTTTCCATATCTTTAAGTAGCCTTTCAATGCCTACGAATTGATTTAGGTGAGCACCAAAAGCCATATGTGCGGTTGTATTCATACTGCGTCTCCATTTCTGCGAGATTAAAATTTTCTATCCTTACGGCATAGAAGGTTAGGTTCCAGTTACGAATCTGGAATACCTCTTACGTGGGTATCGATCTGCGGACATCCAGGTCCTTCACGCACTATTATTTAAAGTCTATAGTGATAAAGACTACCTACCTCGGGAGAAGGAGTGTTCTTTTATTCTTCGTCAACAGTTTCAGGAATTTCAGCCAATATGACTTTTTCAATTTCTGCAACTTGAGAAGTTCCTTGTGATCTAATTTCATTGATCAATTCTGCAACAACCTCATAAGATTGTTTTGCTAATGATGCTAAAATTGTATTAACACCACGTACATTTAGTTTTAAATCAATAAAACTTTCTTCAATTTTCAATTTTTGTTCTTCATTCATATTTATTTTCTCTTGTTTCCAATGGTATATTTTGATGTTAAAGTCCAGTTCTTTTTGTCTTTATAAGAGACAATCTTAATCTGGGATAATGACGCCTTACTTTCTGCTTGCGCAGGATTTACTATAGTTAAAAGTCCCCAGTCACCTAGCAGACTAGCTATAGCATTTCTTCTCTCAATATCATTATTAGTGATATTGGATTCTTTACCATCCAAAGCAAACAACTCTTTGAAATGGACGATAAAATATTTGCCTTGCTTATGCAATATATGGCATGATTGATATAGTGTATTATCTTTTTTAGAAGCAATACCAATCCTAGTTAAAGTTTCACAGACTTTCAAAAATGCATCAGGGTCAGGTAACGTCACCTCAAGCATACTGTCATAATTCCAATCATAAAAAATATCCATTTTAATACCCGCCTTTATACAATTTCTTTTCAATAATAGCAAGTTGATCATTGGTTAGGATATCCAATACTTGTCTTGCCTTCTCATCGGAATATCTAAAGTATTCCTTAACTAATAAAAATGATTTAGAGTCTTTATCTTTCTTTGCCCATTTACCAAATCGTTTCTTCTTAGCTATGGTATTTATTAAATATTTAAATTGCATATCATTATCTAAATTATAAAATTTATTCATCTCATTAGCATATAAAATAGTATCTGAATGTTGCGACAATCCTCTATTTACCATAAATGAATTATAATCTTTAAGTGCCTGTGGATCAACAAACAGATTTTCTTTAGTTTGTGTAATTGCAGTAATAAAATCAAATGGATTCATTATAAAATTCCTTCATCATCTAATGCAATAGCAAAAGTTTTATTTGGAAATCTATCTAACAATTTATCTTGTAAAGATTCTATAGAAGTTCCATGTGAAAGATATGTATGATCTTTTAATTTATACATGTAAATGATATTGTCATGTACTTCTAAGTACGCCAATATATCATTTACTATTGTTTGATTATCTTCATCTATATATTCATCTTCATCATATTCTATATATAACTCTCCATTTTGAAATTTACTTATAGTTCTACGGACTCCATACCAATATCCTATTCCTCCATTCAATAATACTAATATTAAAGTTAGATAATCCATTTCCATATTGTTGCCTATTTAAATTTACAAGAAGACATTATTTCAACCATTGCTGACATTGTATTTATCTCTTGATCTGCTACAAAGGCACTCTTATATTGATAGTCACCGATAATAATAATTAATTGTGGAATACTTGATGGATCTAAAACATTTAATGCATTATCATATAAATGTCTGAATAATGATGATGCATCTGCATCTGCACTAGCAACCCATTTACGCACAGTAGTAAAATCTTTTTCTTTAAGACCTTTAATTAATTCTTTATAAGAGTCTGCAGATACATTGACAAAAATTCCAGAGTCAATTTTACCCGCAACAGAATATCTTTGCAA